GGGGTTTCCACGTCATTTCGCGCTTAGTGGTATCGCGGGTTTCGAGTTCACGAGTCAGACGATTTTCAGCCATTGTTGTTCTCCAGTTTCATCAATTCACGNGCGTATGCTTCTGGGGTCAGGCCCAGCCTTTTGGCAATGGAAGCCTGAGAAGAAGACAAACGAACCTGACGGGGCGCGGAGGACCGCGTGGCTGGCGCAACAACTGTACTCGTCTTGCGGGGAGACGGACGTTCATCCTTCTCTTCCGTTTGAGAAGCCGCTTCCTCAAACTCTTCTGGGAAACGCTTTCTCATCGTCGAATCTATACGCCGGTAATAGTCCTCGCTGCGAGAGTCTATTCCAGCATCGACCAATTCTTCATGCAGACCCAACGCAAAGGCGGTCATTCCTTTATTTACCCCAAACCACTCGTTCTTTTCTCGCCAAGACTCAGCCTTGGTGTCAACTTGTGGCTTTGGGGCTACGCGAGCCTGTTGTACTGGAGGTTTTACATTAAATTCTTCTGTTTGTAAAGAAGGTTTGAAGTTAGAAACCTCTTTAAGTTTAATCTTAGCATCTGTAAGAATTTCCTGAGCGTCGGTGATTTTCTTTGCATCACCCTCTTCGTACGCCCGGGTCAACTGATCTTTAGCGGCAGCAACTTCGGCCAATGTAGCCTTGGTAACTTCGCTGATGAAAACCTTTTCTCCGTTTCCAAGTCTTTGTTTTAGCTGCTTATTTTCATGAAAAGTTTGATTTGCAAACTGAATAGCTTCTTCGCGTTCCCGAGAAGCTGCTTCTTTTTCGCGGCGCTCGTCGTGCCAAGCCTTTTTCATCTGGCTCAGGCGCTTTTTTACCTTATCTGAATACTCTTCTAGATCATCTTTATCCAGATCCTCCACCACTTCTTTGGGTAGGGGGGTACGATTGCGGTCGGCGGGAGGCGTATCGTCTACAACCTCGACCTTAAAATCGTCGGCAGATTTATCTACATCTTTTTTAATATCTGGCAATTCAAAGTCAGCCATTATCTACTCCTTAACCTGCGCGGCGGATACCACGGGGGTCTTGAACCACCGCTTCCACCGTGTCGTCGTTGATGATGCGCCATTCGGTTCCATGGATAAGAACCCTAGTACCGGCGTAAGCCCTCGTGATAATAAAATCTCCCACCTTGCACCAAGGGCCAGTAGGAAACTTTTCTTTATCGGCATAGGCCATGTTTCCCAGTTTGGCAACATATAGAACCAGCGTAGTCTGGGATTCAACGTGCATAGTCGAGTCGGCCTTGAGAATGCCGCTCTCATATGAGTCGTCAATCTTGGGGACCATGCACAAGATGTGATAACCCTTGGGTTCCGGGATCTGTTTGGCTTTTTCCCGCGCCTCAGCCTCTGCCCGAGTTTCCAACAACAAAATATCACTCATCATCATCCTCCATACGTTTTGCAAGGTTGTTAATTACGTCTTTAGCAAAGTCGATACCTTGAATAACTCCGCAAAGTCTGTGGTACTCATCTGGAGCCGCCCTACCAGTAAGTACAGTTTCAGCAGCAAGTCTTCTATGTTCGTCAAAATGACGGTGCATAAAATCAAACGCTGATTTTTCGTCCATTATTCGCCCTGCTCTTCACCGCCTTCTTCAGACGGGTTTTGTTGCGAAGCCTGTATGGCTCGATCTGCGGCGTTTTGCCGGGATTCATGCGTCAAAGACGATGCGTGTTTGAGTGCATCTATCCCCAACTGTGTCCTCTGGTGCTGTTTATCTGCGCGGTGTTTGGCGATCTCTACGCCAACCTTATGCCCAGAAAGCTTCTGTTCTGACTGGTGCTTGGCGATATCCACGCCAATTTTTGTACCTTCGATAGTATGTTTACCTTCGATATCCTGTTTACGAAGCTCGTGGTCGTCTGCCTTACCAGAGGCATCCAATAGATCCTTTTGGCTCTTGCGCTGCAATTCTTGCTGCTGCAACTGCATTTCAGTCAGGAACTGCTGCTGCTTCATTTGAAGCTCTTGCATCCTGAACTGCTGGTCAGCCTGTTGCGCCTGTTGTTTAAGCTGTAGTTCCTGCATCTGCATCTGGATGACTGGATCCTGCTGTTGCTGCTGGATCTGCTGCTGCTGGGCTTGGGCTTGATTCCCCTGCAAAAGCTGTTGGGCAGCAATCGCTGCCAATTGGCTGATCTGGACTTCCTGCTCGGGGGAAAGGTATCCCACATCATCATCCATATCATCAGACCCAGCCTGCACCGACTGNGGTGGGGGCGGTAGGGANGCCCCAAGCTTTTCTTCAATCTGCCTGCGATACTCGTATGCAAGATGCTCCATTATATGTGCCTGCGCTGCGGCCATAATTGACTGGGCCTGCGGGTTCTGGCCCATCATCTGAGCGATCTTGGGATCTTGTATAGCGGCCATGTGGACGCCAATGTGCGACTGATGGTCTTGGTAGATAAATGCCTTNACCGGTTTACCATTGAACAGCGCCATATTCTCGGATACTGGGTCTACCGGCTTCATATCATCCTTCATGGGGATAATCTTGGCCGCTCCCTTTACGCCGAGAGTCTCGATCATCTGCCTATGAAGATACGGTAGATCGTAAATCTGAGGCGCACCTTGAGCCATCTGCATGACAGCTTGATACTGGATAACGCGCTGCGCCATTGTGCTGGCGTTAGGATCAGACACAGGTAGAACGTCAACATGGTCGTAATCACTGCGCTTAGCGGCTGCATCTCCGGTATCCGGCTCATAGTCATAGTCCTCGTCGGTATTGTCGCGGATGATCGCAGCAAGAAGCTTGAACTCCTGCTTCATCGTGTAGTGGATGCGGGCCTGAACAGCCGACATCACCTTNAGGACACGNTCAAGAATAGCCAGCGTCGTACCTACCGGGGCGTTACCCGACATATCCGACACATTAAGATCNGCCGTAGCGGCAAACTGACGTCCATCCTGTACTACCTTATCCATCAGGGCCATGAGAACCTGACTTGGCTCCTTGTACGGAAGTGGCAGGATATTGTCCCGGATAGCCCCTGATGGCAGATCTACATCCCTGAATTCTCCGGGGGCAATAGGCGTATCGTCCCCTTTGATGCGAAGCCCGCGAGCTTTAAGGCCACCCGGAAGATTGCTGAGCGTACCCGCATCGATAAGCTGGCGAAGAAGCGAAGTCGCGGTCTGGGTGTGCCCGCCGATGAGGTGGATAAGCCCGAAATAATAGAATCCTGTACCGGGGATATAACCGTAGTGGACGAAGTGCTGGCGACGCAGTTTGAGCCTGTCTTCTTCGAGCCAGTTGCGGCGGATCGAGAGGATTTCACCNGTACCTTTTTCAATGGTGACGACGTACGGGAGCGCGATCCCGGTTTCTTTGCCTTTTTTGTCTTTGTCTTCATAACCTTCTAGATCCAAGTTGACGTGCATTTCTAAAAGCTGGAAACGGTTATCTACCGAAGCAGAAAAACCCTGTTCAGCGGCCTTCTGTTTTTCAACTTCATCCATGACCTGAATTGGGTCGCCCAAATCCACATCGCGGTAAAATCCTGCTATCTGAAGTTTGCGCAGTTCATTCTTGGTCTTGCGCATACGGTGCGTAATGCGCTCTGCGGCCTCGATACTGGGTGCGCCATAGGGGACAATTACATCCTCGGGCGGGATAAACGGAGCTTCAGGCAGGCTGATCGAAGGGTTGTAATAGATCTTCTTAAACGCATTGCCCGCCAGCGCCACGGTGAGCAGGGTCTTCTCATGCTCCGGGCGGTACTCAGGCATCGCCTCGGTGAGCGTATAGTTCATATCTGCTTCAACGCGCTGGGCGGCTTCCTTTTTCTCCGGAGTCTCCTTGCCAAGAATCTTGGTACGAACCGGACCCGCAGCGGGGAAAGTCTCCATAATCATTTCAGACTGGAACTTGACCGCCGACTCCATGAGGAGCGGATGAAACACCCCGCTGGCCCCCGGCCACGGTTCGGAGCGGGCCTCGTATTTCAGGCCCAGCAACTTCAAACCCTTGACGTAGGTATCCAGCCAATCCTTGCGCCCAGAAATATCCGAATCATAGTCCCCCAGCAACTCACTTGAGATGGACATAAGGAGTCCTTCATCCATCTCTTCGGCCAAGTTGGCATCAAACTCACGCTCCCCATGCTCCATGTGCACTTCAAAGCCGGGACCAGAAATATGGACTTCCTCGGGATCTACAACTTCTACCGTGATCGGATCAGCTTCGGAAAGAGAGCCAAGTCCCGACGGGGCTTGGGATAGGGATTTGTCTACGCTCATTGTTTTCTTGCTCCAAAGCCGACGCCAAATTTACGAATATCTTTGCAGGGCAGGGCTGCATCTATGATCCAGTACTTCCAGCCCAGCGTGTACCATGTACCTGTTTTGCCAATATAGACAAACCGGCAAAAAATACCCTGCCAAATAAAATAGAAATCGCCCCACCTGCGGTACTGGATCTTGTCCATCTGCGGCGGGGGGTTGAGTACTTTGATGAACCGGAGGTTATTTACCGAGTTCCTGAACGCCGCCCAGACCCAGCGCCGTTTAAACACGCCCCATGTGGGGTGCAGTATCCGGTACCAATTAGGGTCATACCCTTCTTCGTCATTACCAAAAAGCCAGAGCCACCGGGGGGCCGAGAAGATATTAACCCCGGTAAGAGACAATTTGGTTTCGCCAAACAGGAT